AGGATATGGGGGACTATTTGTCCAAAACCTACAAGCAGTCCTACCCTCTTGCAAGGGAAGGCTACGGAGGCCGAATCTTCAACACTTCCAACTTCTACGGCAAAGGCGATAAGGTCGTTGAAACCCTTTGTGGGACACTTATCCCCGCCTCGTTCAGCACGGACAAAATCGTGGGCCGTACCTGGGACATTGAAGGAACCCTTGCAAGCGGAACGGTCAAAGCCTTGCAGACGGGCTACCGATTGGCGCAGTACAACTTGATTGAAGGGCAGACCGAGTGGGCCTACCAGTACGGGGTCAGCGGGAACACGGCCCTATCCGTGGGAATCTTGCGGATGCCCTTCGTCAGCCACATTGACAACCCCTACGCTCCATCGGTGGACTTGGCCTTTGGTCAGCCTCGCTTGGTGTACTACAACGCCGTGAACGCAAGCGGGTCGCCGTACGCATACACCAACAACAACCTCTACAACACCTACTGGCTGAACTACATTAACGAAACGGTGTCCCAAGAGGCGTTGCAGTTGGAACTCACGATGCTGCTATCAAGCGTGGACATCTACCAACTTGATTTCCGCAAGCCCATCTATTACGGCGGCATCCGTTGGCGGTTGCTGGAGATTCGTGACTACCTGGTCGGGCAGATGAAGCCTTGCCGTGTAACACTCCGACGAATCCTCAACCTTGCTGACTTTGCTGCTACCAGTACCGCTGCAATCGCAAACGACCCATCGGGACTATTCAACGGCCCGATTGACCCCGACCCTGTTGACCCAGGGTATGAAGCACCCGTAAACCCCGAACTCCCATCCGAAGGATAAGATATGGCAGATGTAAATAAAGAGATTGCCCTCAAAGTAGTCGCAACCGATGCGACAGGGCCAGCACTTCAATCGCTTGAAGACAAACTCAACGCCGCCAAAAAGCGGATGGTTGAACTCGCTGCGGCGGGCAAGCAAAACTCCGAAGAGTTCCAACGCCTGCAAGTTGAGGCGGGTAACTACAAGCGAACCATTGAGGGCGTTGAGCAGTCCGTTGATTCGTTTGCAAAGGGAGGCAGCAAAGCATTCACCTTAATCGTGGAAGCATCGCAAGCAGTAGCAGCAGGGTTTGCGATTGCTCAAGGTGCAGCGGCTTTGTTCGGTGATGAGAACGAGGACTTGCAAAAGGCGATGGTTCAAGTCCAAGGGGCGATGGCCTTGGTCAATGGGGTGCAGCAAATCAATATCCTACTGACCCAAAAATCCGTTATCACGACCGAAGCAGCGGCAGCGGCTCAAAGGGTTTACGCCATAGCCGTTGGAACCAGCACGGGAGCATTGAGGGCTTTCCGTATCGCACTCCTTGCGACAGGTATCGGCGCAGCAGTCGTTGGGATTGGCTTATTGATAGCCAAGTGGGACGAATTGACCGCAGCCGTGCGTCGCTACCTCAACCTACCCGACCCAAAGCAAAGGGCAATGGAAGAAGCCCAAGCCTTGATGAGGCAGGAGGCTACTTTGGAGAATTATCGGGATGCCTACGAAAAGCACACGAACGACCTCATTGCTAATGATGCCAAGCGCAAAGCAGCGGCAGAAGAAGCCACAAAGAAAAGGCTTGAAAAACTCAAAGAGGAAAACAACGCCATCATCAAGTTTGTTGAGGATTTGAACCTCACCCTCTACGAGATGAGGTTGGATGACCAAGCAGCCCAAGAGCAAGCCATTATTGATGGAATGCGAAAGGAGGGCCAAGCCCGTGCATCAGCGGCGGCAAGGACTATTCAAATTGAAAATGCCAAAGCCGAAGAAATCAAGCGGATTGAGCAGGCCGTTGCTGACTTTAAGCAGCAGGTCACCTTTGATTCGCTTACTGCTATAAGCCAAACCCTTGCGGCATTCGGCAACGAGAACAAAGGCTTGGCCATTGCGGCCTTGGCGATAGAGAAAGGTTCGGCTATTGCCAATGTCATCATTAACCTTCAAAAAGAGATGTCTGCAAATGCGGCAATGGCTTTCGCTAACCCTGCGAACGCTTTGACTGGTGGTGCAGTAGGTATCGCACAAACCAAGGCTCTAAACACAATGGCCAAAATTCGTGCAGGCTTGCGGATTGCAGCGATTACGGCAGCGGGGATTCAAGCAGGCAAGACCATCATGGGTGGCGGGGAATCAGGCGGTGCGCCTTCACCTGGTGGACCGATGCCGATGGGAGCAGGTGGCGGTGCTGCGCCTCCGATTTTTAGCAACCCCAACACGACCGACTTATCCTCCTTCGGGAACGGCCAAGGCCAAGGGATGCAACCCATGCGAGCCTATGTCGTAGAGCGGGACATCCAGCAAACGACCAGCAGGGTTCGCCGCTTGTCCGAATTTGCAACATTGGGGTAAGGGTTACATATCCCCACATGGAACTTCCAGTTTACCGAATGACCGTGGACGAAGTGGACGAAGGCGTGCAGTTTGTCGCCCTCGTTGATATGCCTGCGATTGAGAAACCCTTCCAAGCCTTCGCCAAGACCCCGCAAAGATTCGCTGAAACGGGAGAACGCAGGGTGCTGACGGGACCGCTCATGCTGGCAGACACCCCAATCTATCGCAAGGACGATACCTATGGCGAGTATTATGTGGTATTTGACAAAGCGACCATCCGCAAAATCGTGCAGAAGTATTTCAAGCAGGGGAACCAGCACAATGTGAACGCTTACCACAACGCCGAACTGGATGGGGTCTTCATGTTTGAGTCCTACATCACCGACACCGAGCGGGGCATCCTTGCGCCCAAAGGCTACGAGGACACCCCCGACGGCTCTTGGTTCGGGTCCTTCAAAGTGGAGAACGACGAGGTGTGGGAAAATCGCCATGCCTTCAAGGGTTTCTCCGTGGAGGGTCTCTTTGGCATGAAGAACACAGGCACGGAATTAGAGGTCGCACTCGCTGGCCTCGCAGACGATTTGACCAACTTTTTGCAACATATCAACCCAACCTACAAATCCCTTTAATCTATGAACCTAAAAGCAGCCATTGACACTTTGCGGACCGAACTCCGCAAGTTCACAACCCAAAAGCAAACCTTCGCCGACTACAAGTTGGTGGATGGAACCATTGTCCGTGTGGACGGCGACCTCGTTGCAGGTACCGCCGTTTATGTAATTACCGAGGACGAAACCCTGCCTGCCCCCGATGGTGAGCATCAAGTTGAGGGCGTTGGCACAATCAAGACCGAAGGTGGCAAAATCACCGAAGTTGTCGTGGCCGAAGCCCCAGCACCTGCTGCCGAAGTTGCGGCCCAAGAGGTAGAAATTGAGGTTTCCCCCGAAGGCGAAGCACCCGAAGCCCCTGCCGCTTCTGGAGTAGGACTGACCCCCGAAGCCGTTCAAGAAATCGTCGCCAAGCACCTTGCCGCTATCATGGACGAGTTGAAGGCTGCCATGGAAGTGGAGATGGGCAAGATGAAGGACAAGATGGCCGCATTTGCGAGCCAAATGGAAACCATGACCGACATCGTAGAAAAGGTTGCAGAACTCCCATCGGAAGCCCCCAAGCCAACCGCCTCCGCTATTGTGGAGCAACGCAAGGCATCAGCCGCTCAAAACTTTGCGGCCATCGCACAATCAATCCAAACCCTTAAAAACTCCAAATAACCTTAACCCCCTAAAAACAAAATCATGGCATTTTCATTTGGTAACCTCTCCGTTTACACCGAGCAGCAAAGGCTGCCACTCATCACCAAAGCGGTCTTCGCCGCTCGCTCTGCTGCCTTGTTCACCAAGCAAGTTGGTATCAAGTCGGCTGCTGCCCTCAACCTCATGGACACCGATGCAAACATCGGGTCAGGAACCGTCTGCGGTTGGTCTGCAACAGGCAACACGACCTTCAGTCAGCGTAACATCACCGTTGGCGTGATGAAAATCCAAGAGGCTCTTTGCCCTCGCTCACTTGAGCAATACTGGATGCAGTCCCAGTTGACTGCTGGTAGCCAATACGACGGCGTACCATTTGAGCAGGCTTTCTCCGAGCAGAAGGCTCTCCGCATCGCCGAAGCCTTGGAAACCGCCATTTGGCAGGGTAACTCCTACTTCAGCGGTGTAAACCAACTGCTGAACGCCGCATCGGGTTCTACGGTTCTCGCCAATGCTTCCAGCACCACTTGGAATCCAGTATCGGCTTCCGTTGGTATCACGACTTCCAATGTCATCACCATCTTTGACAAAGTGTACAACGATATC